CCTTACTTCCGTTCTCATCATATTTATAAAAATGTAATGGCAGGCTTGCCACTGCTTCTGACAAGATACGGACACAACTGTAAACGGCAGTCATCTGCATGGCAGAGCGTTCATTTACTCTTTTTCCACTCGTGCTATTGCCCATAAAAAAGCTATATGCACTGCCACTTGTTCTGTTTGTGGGAGCATCTCTTGTCCTAAACAAGCCTTTTAGAATTCCCATTCTAGTCACCTTACCTTTCCAAATTAAAAGACTAATAAGCCTCGTGTATCGTAGACCGATTCAGTCACTTCATTACCACATCTGATTGCTCTGTCAAGTGCCATGATTGTTGCAATGGCACCGTCAATCTTTTCAGTTGATTTTTCCTTATCTGCCTTGATGTTACCTGCAGGGTCAGTACGGATAAAGATGTTATCCATATTCCACCTTAAAACCGGATGACCACCGTGTGCGATTCTTTGCTCAAGTACAAGCTTCATCAGTTCCTTGGTTGGTGGACTCATATCCTTGAATCCCTGTCCGAAAGGCACAACGGTAAATCCCATGCCTTCCAAATTCTGAACCATCTGTACTGCTCCCCAACGGTCAAAGGCAATCTCTCTAATGTTGAATCTCTCACCAAGACTTTCTATGAAATTCTCGATGTATCCATAGTGAACAACATTTCCTTCCGTAGTCTGCAGATAGCCTTTTCGTTCCCAAAGATCATATGGAACATGGTCTCTTCGCACTCGAAGGTCAAGGGTGTCTTCCGGCACCCAGAAATAAGGAAGAACGACATATTTGTCATCCTCATCAAGCGGTGGGAACACAAGTACGAATGCCGTGATATCCGTTGTAGATGAAAGATCCAAACCTCCGTAGCAAACACGTCCTTCCAGTTCATCTTCATCGACCTTAAAGTTACAGGCATCCCATTTTTCCATTGGCATCCATCGTATCGATTGTTTTACCCACTGATTCAGTCTCAGCTGTCTGAAGGAGTTTTCTTCTCCAGGATTCTGCTTTGCGGAGTCACAGGCAGCTTTTACTTTTTCTATAGCAACGGTAATGCCAAGTGATGGATTTGCCTTTTTCCATACTTTAGGGTCTGTCCAATCTTCTGATTCATCTGCGCCATAGATAACAGAGTAAAATGTCGAATCAACCTTTCTTTCCGCCTGAATATCCAGCGCTTTCTGATGTATCTCATAGCAAATGGAATTGGTATCATTTCCGGCTGTGGTGATCAGAAAGTACAGTGGCTGCATTCTTGCGTCACCACTTCCTTGTGTCATTACGTCATAGAGTTTTCGGTTCGGCTGCGTATGAAGCTCATCAAAGATTACTCCGTGCGTATTAAAGCCGTGTTTATTGGCAACATCCGCTGATAAAACTTGATAAAAGCTGTTCGTTGGCTTATATATCAGTTTCTTCTGCGACTCCAAAATCTTCACTCTTTTCATCAGTGCCGGAGAAAACCTCACCATATCAACAGCTACATCAAATACGATTTTTGCTTGATTTCTGTCTGCTGCACATCCGTACACTTCCGCTCTTTCTTCTCCATCACCACATAAAAGAAGAAGTGCAACGGCAGCTGCAAGTTCCGATTTTCCTTGTTTCTTGGGGATCTCGATATATGCCGTGTTGAACTGTCTGTATCCGTTAGGTTTTAACACGCCGAATAAATCTCTTATGATCTGTTCCTGCCAATCAATCAGCTCAAATTTCTTTCCCGCCCATGTTCCTTTGGTATGGCATAGTTCCTCAATAAAGCTAACAGCATAATCTGCCATTTGCTCATCGTAATGAGAAGACTTCGCCATAAGCTTCGTTGGTTTATACTTTTTCAGTTTTCTCATTTGCCATCACCTCCACAAATAAAAATAGCCACCATCATCGGTGACACCAATAAATATTTCTATACGAGATACAGAAGCCTTTCAGCTTCCGTTCCCGATAACATTTCGTTATTCAGTCTAGTTAAAATCATTTAAAAGGATGCAAAGAGCAAGTTCCGCCTCTTCGCAGGTCGGCTCAATATCCCATCCTCTGTCGTAGTTGACAATCCATTCTCCATCCATCTTAAGGCTCAGTTTGGAAATCTTACCGCCGTTGATGCCGTAATCCTCGCTGGGTTCTTCAAAATGTTTCACCCAGTATTTTACGTTCTTGTATCCGCCATCCTTCTTAGGAATTCCGATTGTTCCTTCTGACCACATGCTTATCTCACCTCCATCTTGATTGCTGGAATTCTTGCATGCTCTCCAGTCTTCCAGTCGGTGTGTCTTGCGTTGACTGTTGTAAGTCCGTTCATGCAAATGCCTTCTTTCTCAAATGCTGCGAGGGTTTCGATAAGGCTTGAAAATGTTGAACTGATGGTAAACTCTGTAATGCCTTCTGCTCTTAAGCAGTCTGCAATCTCTTTGATGTCGTAATCCCAAATGACCTCGTTAAAATCAATAAGGTCGTTGCCAGATTCTTCTTTGGAAGTTCTGTATGCCCAGAAAAGTGTAGGATTGATTCCTGTGTCCTTAAGGTTTCTTGCCTTCTCTTCGATTGCCTTTTCAAATGTTCTGATTTCCTTCATTGTGATGTCCTCCTAAGTGTTTTCTTTTCCTTTCGGTACACTATATATCACTCTAAAAGCACATAATAGCAAGTTAATTACTGGCATAAATGTAACAATTATTTCAGTAGATAACTGTGTATTTTATGTCTCTCCATAAAGGATGAAATGGACATAATCTGCTCGATTTTCCTCTAGGAAAATCACAAGTTCGTAGAAACCATATTCATTGGCAAGCCTCTGAACCATCGTTACATCAAACATATTGGTAAGACCTGAGACTCTGATATATAAAATCTGTTCTTTTATCTTCTCATCCATAATCTTACTCCTCGTCTGTACAATCCGGCAGTCCCATTGCAAGTTCTGTATACACCTTTGTGTATCTGCTTTGTTCACTGCCTTCGGATGATGCCATTGCTCGAAGGTAAAATTCCATCGCATCTTTT